GTTGATTATTTGAGGTTTGGGTTGAGTTCTGCTGTGCTTGGAATGCTTGCCATTTCTTCGCGCCAAAGTTCTTCGGCTATGAGATCGTCTAATTTTTGCCTGTCGTAGCTGTCGATTTCGCCAGCTTCAAACATGGCTTCGATATCTTCAAAAGATGGGGGCCAAGCTGGCTCAAGCTCACTAGGAAGCATGAAGTCGTCGAAGTTGTTCATTAGTCGTAGTGTGTGAGTTGATCGGCTTCTGAGATGCACTCATAAAGTCGTTTTTTTGTTGCCTGCTGCCATTCTTGGCAGTCGTTCGGATACTGTTCAATCCATTTCAGGCAGTAACGTATCCGGTTTTCTGGATACCTGAGATGTAGTTCTACTGGAGTCATCAGTCAAATCTTGAAGTGTTTTGGTGCGGGCCAGTGATGTACCAGGAACAAACGGAGCCAGGGATCCCGCGATTAGCCAGCGATTGATTGTATTGATCAGCCAGGTAATCAGCATCCCGCTGAGTCGTGATCAGTTGATAAATAACTTGGTGGCCGTGTCGTTCCGTGTACTGACAAAGATGAAAGGCTTGAGTGTGTTGGTTCATTTTGGTTTGTGTTTCCACTCCTTTAGTATTGCATGAATGATGGAAGAAATCAACAGGCAAAAAAAAAGACCCTCGCGGGTCTCCTGTTCATTGTGGCTTGAAGTGTTTCGATCCTGTCCCATGAACCTCAACAAAGATGTCCGCTTTGTCTCCATCACACAGGGAACAGGTTTGACATTGTGCTTGGGATGCCTCAACAGTTGCAGGGCACTGACGACCTGAGAACCCTTTACTGCCCTTTGGAACGACTGCAAAAGTCTTCCAGCCATGGCTTGACGCTTCCAGGTAGTCTCTCAAGCCATCACATGAGGCTTGCAAACTACCCTTAGACCATTGGGCAAATGGTTCCCGCCATTGGTGCGTATAGCCTGTGTGACCTGCTGCAGCGCCATTAACAGCGTGAAAGACCACTGGGTCGATGATGGCAGGATCGCCATAAGCTCCCCAGCGTAAGCGCTTGTGGCTCAAGTAACGCTCGCCATCGGCCACCGTTAAGTCCCTTTTATAGCCTCCCTTTTTGTAAGTTCTCCAAACTGCTAACGGTGCTTGTCCTGCGTTGACATAGCAAGTCCTAGACCCGTCAGCCTGTTTCCTGTGTCTGCAGTTTCCGCAGATTGACAAGTCCTGTCCTGTCGCAATGGCTGTAACTGGGTCAATGTCAGCCCTGAGAATCCAGACCTGAGACATGTTCCCGGTCTTTCTATTAGTGCTGTCGAGCGTTAAGACAGCAACAAAGGGGTCGCCATCGATAGGCGATAACCCTTCTTGAAGAATAAAACCCTTGGGTTTTTTCATTGTGGTTAAGTGTGGTTAATTGGTGCGGGAGAGTTAGACCCGACCCATAAGGTAATCGTCCATGAAGTCCGCGAGATTGCTGGCGGATAGATGACCGGCAAGCGATCGCAGAATACGATCCGGATCGCAGGATTCCTCTACCAATTGGGCAAAGTCGTTCCGGATTTGTTGGGGCGTTAACCCCTCGGACTCGTAAGTTTCGTTGGGTTGAAAAGACATGATCAGCGACCGTAGACGATGAGATGACAGGATGCTGGGTCGGATGAGTTGGCGAGGCAGCGGCGAACGGCTTCGCTGCTTTCGTAGGAAAACACCAGCGAGCCAAAGGTGAGACACAGTAGGAAGGCAGAACATAGTCCGCCGATACGCCAACAGTCGAGAGTTGACTGTTCGATTCTGGAGTCTGTCATCGGGTTGGTTTAGGTGGTTTGAGTGCTCTTGTGGAGCGGTTCTCTTGCATTGTCTGGGAGCGGCTTGGCGAGTCGTAAGACTGCTGATCGGTTTGTGCTGGTGCGGAATGAAGAACCCGGACTAGCTAGCGATACCTCTTTATCGCTCCCATATAAGTATCCTAGCAATGGACAAGAAGACTTGCGAGGCAAAGTCTGCCCAGATTATGAAAACTTAATGTTGCCATTCACGCGAGAAGCCATTCACGCGAGGCGATCAATTCGTCTGCATCGATAACATCTAATTGTATTTAGAATACTAATGGATTAAGTTCTGCTACTAATGCAAACCGTTCGCAGTGTGGGGGGGGCAGTGTGGCAATTTTGCAATTGGCTGGGCTTTCGCGGGTACCCCAAACATATATCCGCTGAACAGTTCTATTGTGCTAAAAAAGGCCCCCATGATTAATGGGAGCCGGGGGGGGGTGGGGGTTGAGTTTTGAGGTCGTATCAGTCGTCCTTGCCCTGAATTTTGATAGTCAGATCAGGCGCTTGAATATTGACAGTTTCAGTGGACTCCCCAATAACACGTCCAATGGAATCCAGCACCTGACTTGCAGTCTGCAACTGCCCCTTCTTAATCGCCTGATTAAACAGTTTGGTACGCATGTGCTGAAGCCGCGCCAACATATTTTCGCGGTCAGACTTCCAGTCTTCATCAACGAGAAGCTTTACTTCTGCCCAATCACGCCAAGCGGTATTGATGCTGACCTGTTCCCGCTCAACATGCTCATAAACAAGCGCCCTAGCCGACAAACCCTCAAGTTGCCGACGGTATAAACGCCGCACACGATCTTCTTTTGCATTTGTGGAGCGGCGTTCGTCTTGAGTCATGCTTGATACGACCTTTTCCAAGATCTTAACTGGTAGAAAGGCTTCTAGCCTTCGATTAAGGGGGGCAGGGGTCAAGAATCTGTGTAATGTGGCATTTATGAGTCAAAAAACCGCACCAATTGAGCTTCGATGGGCTCAAGGCCAAGTATTTTCGTGCGAAAAACGCTTCAGAGTTTTAGTGGCAGGCCGTCGCTTCGGCAAGTCCTACTTATCTTGCGTTGAATTGGTACGTGGAGCGATCAATCGACCTGGGGAGACATTTTTTTATTGTGCCCCGACGTATCGGATGGCAAAGGATATTGCATGGCGAGCCTTAAAGAAGCTTGTGCCACAAGTTTGGATCAAGAGTAAGAACGAAACCGACTTACGGCTTGAGTTGATCAATGGATCAACGATCGAATTAAAGGGAACAGAGAACGCAATGGCCTTGAGGGGCCGCAGTTTATCTGGGGTGGTATTGGACGAGGCTGCCTTTATGAGTTCGGACGTATGGTTTGAGGTGATTCGACCTGCGTTAGCGGATAAGGAGGGGTGGGCATTATTTATTTCAACGCCAGACGGCACCGCTAGTTGGTTTTATGACTTGTGGTGTTATGTGCCAGAGGACGAAACAGGATTATGGGAACGCTGGAGTTATACGACGATTGATGGAGGGAATGTTAGTAAGCATGAGGTTGAGGCAGCCCGCGCCCAACTTGACACGAGAACATTCCGTCAAGAATTTGAGGCGAGCTTCGAGAATCTTACGGGCCTTGTTGCCGTCAGCTTTAGTGATGAGAACATCTCTCAAGAAGCGCGAGACATCAGTATCCAGCCATTGTTGCTTGGGGTTGATTTTAACGTTGACCCAATGAGCGGCATTTGCGCGGTCAAGGATGGGGAGACGTTATATGTGTTCGACGAGATTATGTTGACTGGCGGTGCAACAACCTGGGATTTTGCGGAAGAAGTTACACGTAGATACGGTGTGGATCGAAGGATTATTGCGTGTCCAGACCCAACGGGCGGAGCACGAAAAACAAGCGGAGTAGGCGTAACAGACCATGCAATTTTGCGACGCAGTGGATTTACGGTCCAATCACCAAGGGCAGCATGGAAAATCCGCGACAAGATCACAGCGGTCAACACCGCATTAATGGATGCATCTGGAGCGCGAAGGACGGTAGTGCATCCGAGGTGCAAAAACTTAATCAAGTCATTGCGAACATTGACGTATGCACCTGGAACAGGGCTCCCAAATAAGAATTTGGGGGTGGACCACGCCTTTGACGCATTCGGTTATTTAGTTTTACAACAGTTTAATTTAGCAAAGCCGGAGACGATGGGGAAAACGTCTTATCGGCTGTATTGAGAAGGTGTTTTGGCATCAAGTTGGCACTCTGACTTGATCACCAACCCAATGCAGGTAGGGGCCAATGTTTACTTCTGGCTCCTGAGCGGTGTACCACCTGTGATCGCAGCTAGTGCAAACCCGACGACGCACTTTCTCGTAAGGCCCTTCAACAGTCGTTTTTGTTGTGACGACACGCACTCTGAACGATCCGCACTTTGGACACTTCAATGTTGTTGTTTGTTGGCACGAGAGCCTAGACTAGGCCATTAGTTATTACTTATCGAGATGGCTGACAAGAAAAGCGCCGGGATGAAGCGATGCGAGGGCTATATGAAGGCTGTTCGTAAGAGCAAGAAGAAGACTGCTAGTAAGAAGAAAAAGTAAGCGTTAGACTGGAGCGACCCTATCGTCCATCTGTCATGCCCAAGGGTCCAGGAACATACGGCACTCAGAAAGGCCGTCCCCCCAAGAAGAAAAAGGGGATGAAGAAGGGCTCTAAAAAAATGCGTTGCACCTGTGGCGACTAGAAATGAGCCCACAAATAAGGCGCTTTATAGCCGTGTGAAAGCGGCTGCCAAGCGTAAATTCGCTGTATATCCCAGTGCCTATGCCAATGCTTGGCTGGTGCGGGAATATAAGAAGCGTGGCGGCACCTATCAAAAAGTGAGTGATGGCGGAACGAAAAAAGCCAAAAAAACCAAGTAAGGCCAGTAAGGCTAAGGGTGGGCTCAGTCGTTGGTTTGACGAGAAATGGGTCGATGTAAAGACCGGAAAGCCTTGTGGCCGCTCCAAAGAGGAAGACAGAGCATATCCAGCGTGCCGACCATCAAAGCGCGTGTCATCTAAGACGCCTAAAACAACAGGAGAGATGACAGCCGCAGAAAAAGCTCGGTTTAAGCGTGAAAAAACCGGTTCAAAGAAGATAAGCTATCAGCATAAACGCCGTAAACCCAAAGGTAAAAGCTAATGGCTGATGTTGGCCTCAGCGAAATTGACCGTTTTACAAACACGGTCGAGCACACCGGCAACGTTATGACTTCAGTTGATGACTGGTTTCAAGTCCATGCACATTCGAGTGAATACTCTTTCGCTGCGAATGTTACCAGTTCTGGCAACTTTCAACTTGCATTAGAAGCAAACTTTAACGGCAACGGCAACTGGTTTACGGTTGATGTTAGTAAAACCATCAATGAGGCTGGACAGTACGTTTATTTTTATACCGGTAAAGCTGCCACGTTAATCCGGATGCGGATTGCGTCCATTGCGTCTGGCACGGTTTCCTTTACACCACATGTCGTCGTTGCTTACCACGGTTAAGACAGAGTAGAATTACGTTATAGACCTTTTACGCCCAGCCATGGCCATCCTTCGTGGTGAACAAGGTGCTGTTCAGTTTGACGCTGCTGGATCTACCAACGCCACCGTCGTTGGAACCCGCAGCTGGACACTAAGCATCACCAAAGACACGTTAGACGTTACCGATCAGGGTGACACTTCTCGTGCATTTATTGGCAGCCTAGTTAGTGGCTCCGGCACTGTTGAACTGGTGTACGACCCAGACGCAACAGGTCAAGCAGCATTTATTGAAGACGCAATTACGGCTGCAGACCCTGCAGACGCTACGTTCGAGCTGTTCACCACTGGCACTACCAGCGGTACTGATTCAGTCAGTTTTGCCGGAATCATCACCAGTATGGATATTGCATCCACAGTTGGTGAACTCGTAGTTGTCACCTGCAACTTCATCACCAGCGGTGCCATTACTTCCAACCTTGCATAAGGGTTAGGACAATGGCAGAGCGCAAAAAGCGTAAACGTGGCCCCAACCTTAGTGTTGGGCGTGGCGAAAAACTGCCTGCTAGTAAAGGTGCAGGCTTAACTGCTAAAGGCCGTGCCAAATACAACCGGGAAACCGGTTCTAAGTTGAAGGCACCAGTCACAGGTAAGCCAAAAACAAAGGAAGAAGCTGCCCGTAAGCGTTCTTTCTGCGCCCGAAGTCGTAGTTGGACTGGTGAACGGGGTAAAGCAGCTCGTCGTCGTTGGGGTTGCTAATCAATCGTGCATAAAGTGCCATGACCTACTCCGTTCCCGGCTCAGTCAGAACCCATCTAGTTAGCTCTTCCTATTTAGGATCAGTTGACAGTCCATTTGTTCGCACCCGAGCGGTGATCGATCAAATGAAGGGCTGGGAAATCATGAAAGCCGTGGTGTCCGGTACTGAGTATTTACGTGACAACAGCGAAGCATTCCTTCCATTAGAGCCTCGCGAAGACTATTCCGCGTATCTAGCGCGTGTAAATCGTGCTGTCTTCACGCCTTACACCCAACGTTTGATTCGAGCGGCAGCAGGCTTGATTCTGCGTAAACCAATCAATATTGTTGGCGATCCATATTGGACAGATGTTTTCAACAAAGACGTTGACGGCTGCGGTTCAGATCTAGACGAATATGCACGTCGCTTGGTGATCTGTGCGTTGACCTATGGCCATTGCCATACGTTGGTTGACTTTCCCGCTCCAACAGAAGCCCGAAGCCTTGCAGAAGAACGCGCACTAAACCGTCGTCCATATTGGATTGAGGTTGATCCAACCAAAGTGTATGGCTGGCGTTTGGATCGTGAATCGAATTACGGCAACCTGACGCAAGTGCGAATTGGCGAAAAAGCTGTTGTAGCTGACGGTGAGTTTGGAGAAAAGGTCTATGACCAGATTCGTGTCATTGAGCCGGGTCGTTATCGCGTCTATCGGCAAGAAGAGCAAAAGAAAGCGATGCAAGGGAACTTCCCATATCCCTCTTCGTTTGACCAATCAGACGCTACGTCGGAGTTTGAGCTTATTGAATCTGGGCCGTATTCACTTGATCAAGTCCCGCTGGTCACCATATACGCGAACAAGACGGACACGATGACAAGTCGTCCACCATTGCTGGACATTGCTCATCTAAATCTTGCTCACTTCCAGCGCCAAGCCGACTTAATTCATAGCCTGCATATCGCATCACAACCGATGTTGGTGCTTGAGGGTTGGGATGATCAGACTAAGGATATGGCGATTAGTGTGAACTATGCGATGGCGACGCAGCCGGGAAACAAGGTCTATTACGTGGAGCCTGCCGCTAGTGCTTTTGAAGCGCAATCTGCGGAGATCCAAGAATTACAGCAACAAATGGCGACGTTGGGCATCAGCACGCTTAGCCAACAAAAATTCGTAGCTGAATCGGCTGACGCACGACGCCTGGACCGTATCGACACAAATTCAATGTTGTCGATGGTCTCAATGGACTTGGAGTCAGGTTTGCAAAAGTCTTACAACCTGGCTGCTAATTATCTAGGTATTGAGCCACCTGAAGTGAAGATCAGCCGTGACTTCGATCTTCAGCGTCTTATCGGTCAAGACATTACGGCAATGGCTCAACTGTTTCAAGACAGCATTATTGATCGCGAAGAGTTCCGCGACATGTTGGTACAGGGTGAAATCCTGCCTACATCAGCTGAGTCGCAGAATCAGTCGGCAGAGGTACAGTAGGGGTATAACAGCTCTTATTCTCATGGGACTTCGTTTTGAAGAGATCAACCCTCCCAAAAAAGAGGGATCTTCAGCTCCTGCTGCAAAGAAGGAAACTAAAAAAGCTAAAAGCAGTAAAGTAGAAGAGTAAATCTACTTTTCACAATGGAAGAACAAGTCATCCAGGAGACGCCCGTGGCGTCTTCTGACCAGCCCGTGGCTGAGACTACGACTTCAACTCCTGCTGTAGACGTTTCAGCGTATGAGCAACAAATTCAAGCGTTAAAGTTACGCGCCAGTGAAGCCGAGGAAAAATTTCAAGGCGTTAAAGGCAAGCTTGATGACGTCTACAAGAAACAAGACGATCAACGCAGAAAAACGCTTGAAGACCAGGGTCAATGGAAAGACCTTTGGGAAGAGGCCAACAAAACTGCTCAAGACAAGCAACAACAAATTGCTGATCTAGAGCGTCAATTGCAAGAGCTTCGGGTTTCAAACGAAACTGCAGCGATGCAAACGTCTGCGTTGTCTGCAATTAGTCAGGCTGGAGCTATCAATGCTCAGCAGATGCTGCAATTAGTGCAGAACGGGCTTAAAAAGTCTGAAGATGGCAGCGTCAAAGTTCTCGATGGTGGCGTTGAACAAGACTTAGGTGTTTATTTAGCCAAGTTGAAAAATCCTGGTTCTGGCTTTGAACATCACTTCAAGCCAAGCACTCAAGCTGGGATGGGAGCTAAGCCATCTACAGGAACTGCAGGTGCCGCAGGCATCGCAAATCCTTGGCTAGAGGGTAGTATTAACTTAACAAAGCAAATGGCTTTGGATGCTACTGACCCTGATCTTGCAGCCGTGCTCAGGAGAGAGGCCGGAAAGTAGTCCCCGTGGGACACCATTTCAAGTCCGTGACTTGATCCTCCGCAAACATTATCCCTGAATAAGAAATGGCCGCTCCATTTCAGAATTATTCCGGCGGTGTCCTACTAGCGGACATCGTCAAGAGGAATAATCTCAGCACTTATGTGTCTGAGGCCATCAAAGAGCGCAGTCTGTTCATCAAGAGCGGTGCTGTTGTTCGTAATTCATTGCTTGATTCCCGCTCAGGCGGTACTCGCATCCAAGTTCCCGAGTTCAATCCTGTATCTCCAACGGAGGAGATTATGGACGGAACTGCTACGTGGGGAACCAGCACCGAAGGCTATTTAACGCCACAAAAGATCGGAACTGGCACTCAGATTGCAACCATCTGCCATCGCGGTTTCGCGTATGCCGTAGATGACATTGCAGTTTTGGCTGCGGGCGAAGACCCCATGCTTCACATCCGTAACCAGCTGGCTGACGCAATCAACAAGCTGAACAGCGCACGTCTGTTCTCACAGCTTGCTGGATTGTTTGGTACGGCACTTTCTGCCAACGCTTTGGATAAAGCTGTTGCAGCAGCATCTGGTGGTGCTGAGGCTAACTTCCTCAGTGCAGCCACAGTTGCTGAAGCACGCTCCAAGCTTGGAGAGCGCGGCGAAGAGTTGGACACTCTGATTGTTCATCCTTCTGTTGCTTACTACCTGTATCAGGTAGGAATGCTGACCTTCTCTACTTCAGCACTTGCCGCTTCTGGCGCAGTGACCTGGGGTGGTGGTGGCGTTGGCATTGGCGCTCGCGAAGTTGGTGAGTTCGCAGGAATGCGAGTCGTTACCGACAGTGCAGTGAACACCGTTGCCCCTGGCACTGGTGGTCATCAGCGTGAGTTCTATTGCTACCTGACCAAGAGTGGAACCATTCTTGAAGGTGTGCAGCAAGAGCTTCGCATTGAAGCTGATCGCAACGTCCTCTCGAAGCAAGACGTGCTTTCTGTGGATTATCACAGCACCTATCACGTGATGGGTACTAAGTGGTCTGACGCTGGTGACAACCCCACCAACGCCAACCTGGCTACTGCTAACAAGTGGGCCGCCACTTATGACGTTGACCTGATCCCTATGGTTCAGTTGACCGTCAACTCTCCGCTGGATACCACAACCATCTGATCTTGATCAGAGCAAAGGCCCTACCATTAGGTGGGGCCACCTTATTATTGCGCTATGGCTGCCACGATCAACGCCACACTCAAGAGTGAGACAGCCAACAGCTATGTGACGTTGGCAGAAGCCAACACGTATTTTGAAACCGTTCCAGATAGCAGCACTTGGGACAACAAGACTGACGATCAAAAGAACCGTGCATTAATTTCAGCAACACGCTGGATTGATTCGTTGAATTTTTACGGTGATCGTTGCGATACAAGCCAAGCTTTGAGCTGGCCACGCAATAATTATCACGTTGATCGCGTTGAGTTAACTTGCAGTGTTATTCCAGCAGACATTAAGTACGCTGCTTATGAACTGGCACGTGCATTAGCAAATGACACGGACTCGATTACAGGGACTACCGGCGATACGGGGTTATACGAGCAAGTCAAGCTCGGAGAACTTGAAGTCAAGTACAACACTTCTAGCCAAGCTACTGGAACTGTCAATAACGTATTCGACGTTTACCCTTGGCTGCAGTCTTATCTTGGTGCTTATTGCCTTGGAGGCTCTGGCTCTTATCAAGTTCGTACTGTGAGAGGTTGAGATGCCAGGAGCACTAGACAGTTTATTCAAGAACGTTGCCAAATCAGTTGTAGCTGATCTGGGCAAATCCCTTGACACGACAGTCATCTACACTCGTAAGGCATCGCCAACGTATAACACCAGCACTGGTGCGTTGACGACGACCGACACGTCCTACGCTTTTGACGCACCAATCGAATTTGTACGATCAGAAGAAGAGGCTGAAGCTGAGAAGCGAACAGCAAAGCTTTATATCACTCCAGGCCTGATTGGCGACAATCAACCAACTTTTGAAGACAGCGTAAGTGTTAAATATGCAGGGTCTAACAGGGTCGCTCAAATCACTGACATTCGCACCTACAAGGGTGGGCAAGAGTATTTGTTTATTTTGCAGGTGGTGTTCTAATGGCTAAATTTGCGAGCACCAACCTGTTTGATTTTGAAAACGACTTCGAGGCTTATTTTGACCAAGGTTTTAATAAATTAATTAATAGCTTAGTCGAAGACCTTTCTACACCTGAGAATAGCCCAGTTTATACGGGGTATTTTGCTTCAAGCTGGAAGGCAACTTCTTACAGGATAAAAAGAGAAAGCAGAGAACAAAGTGACAGAAATAGGCGGACGAAAACGCCATGGTCAACTGTGTATCACAAGCTAGCAAGAGGCACTGGTGACACTCTTACCCCTTGGGGCGTGAAAAAAAACATGGGAACGATTGAAAGACGTTACCCAGGCCCGTTTGACTTTAATTTCAAGCAGTACCCAACTGTTTACATTTCAAATACCGTGCATTACGCCCCTTACGCATTAGAGGACGGCAAGACGCTTGCTTTTCTTGGCGACGTAAAGGATCAGGTAAATAAAGCATTTACAGAAAGCCAGAGGTTAGGTCAAATCAAGGTTGCAGGGAAGGCTGGCCGAAGAAATGCGGCTGGCAAGTCTACCCAAGCTCAAAACATCAGTATTTTCTAGCCATGACTCTTGTAAACGCCCGTGCTGCTTTTGAAAAAGCTGTTACCGATGCAGTCGTAGCGGCGGATAACACTGTTGAAATGGTTTACGACAATATCAAGTACACAACCCCTGGTAAGACTAAAAAGTATGTTTCCATGCGAATAAGCTTTAATCAATCCACGCTCCAAAACCAAGGAGCTGCTTCTGATTACTATCGCGGAATAATTCAGTGCAACGTGTATGTACCAAAATCTGCTGGCACGGCAGCACTTGCAGCTGTTAGCGAATCAGTAATTGACGGCTTGACATCGGTAAACGCCAATGGCTATACGGACGTATTTAATGTTGCACCACGGGTGCTTGACGTTACTGGACCGAACCCTTTAGAGCTAGAAGATCGTGCTCACTTTCTTGGAATTATTTCTTGCCAATTTACAGCAGTCGTATAGTATATTAATCGAAACGAGATTATTTCATGCGTGCTACCGAGTTGCTTCGGAACAAGTTTGGCATCAGCCAGCTTTACAAGCATGAGGTGAAGGACGAAGGCGAAGTAGTGCTGGAGGTTTATTGGCATCCTTTGACCATTGCCGAGCGTGAATCGATCCAGAAAAAATCTGATAAAGATGACTCTGGAGATTTTGCTTTAGGCATGATGATTGAAAAGGCGCTTGATGCCGATGGCAAACGTCTCTTTCAGGACGGAGAGAAGTCACAACTCAAGAACGCTGTAGACGCTTCGGTGCTGCAAGAAATTCAGCTTGCCATGCTGACCTCTGGAGCGGAAAACAAGGTGGAGGAAGCGAAGGCTGACTTGAAAAGCTAACAACGATTGGTTTTTTATCTATTTCCTTGCGTCAGAGCTGCATTTGACGGTAGCTCAGCTTGTTCGGACGTTGACGCGAGAAGAAATGATTGGATGGGCGGCTTTTTATGAGCTAAAGCGTGAGCAAGAGGAGAAAGCGAGAGATCAAACTCAAATACGCAGAAGAGCGTAAGAAGCCAGTAAGCGGTAAACTGGGGCAATAGGCGTTTGGTTTAAGCTTGTGGCTGACTACGGCGTAAATATTAAGGCCAGCGTCCAAGGCCAAGAAAATATTAAAAAGCTTGCTGCTCAGATTAAAAAAATTACAGAGGGGTTGGAAGCTGCGGACAGGGCTTTTTCTAACTATGAGTCAAAGTTAAAATCATTTGATCAAAGAAAAAGAGAAAAACAAATAAATGAAGAATTAGACCGCAGAGCTGATATTTATACCTCGATGGAGCGAATGCAGCGGCAGTTGCTGGCTAATGATAATTCCAGGATAAAATCTTTAAGAAAACAGGCCGATTTAGAGGAACATATTTCAAGAACTATATCTGCTGGAAGAATGCGAAGAGAGTCTCGGGCGGCGCTTCGCCGACAAGGAGATCCTAATGCCCACGCATCTCCAATTGGTCCTCAGCGTGACTTAGAAAGGGAAAGTCGTCTTCAATTAATGCGCCAGACAGCGAGTCAGGTGGAAGCTTTTGATGCTCAGAAAAAGTTTGCCGTAGAAATGGGAAGAATTAACGAAAGACTTGACAGAAAAACGCATGACATGAAGGTTGATATGCTTTTGCAAGAATTTAAGACTGAAGAGGCTTTTCAAAAGGCAACGTTTGAAAAAATGATAGCGCTAAGTAAAAAAGAATTAGATGAAAACGCAAAAGCTCTTGGTATTAAAACTGATCAAGAGATGGCAGCAATAAAAAAAATTGACAAGGAGCGAAGAAGAATTGCTCGTGAAAGTTTAATGCTTACCGGCCAAACAAGTCCGGTTGGCGGGGCGGAAGGCATCCCAGGCAGTCCTGCGGCTTTAGCAGCAGCAGAACGTAGCAAGAGGTTAAGGAGTGCTCAAAGCAGCGCATTAATTGGTGGCGCTTTCCCGCTGCTATTTGGGCAAGGAGCAGGCGCATCTATTGGTGGTGCTGCAGGTGGTTTTGGCGGAGGAATGATTGGTGGTGAATTTGGATTCGGGCTATCGCTGATTGGAACGCAGATTGGCGCGATGGTCGATCAACTCATTTCTCAATCAGCTGATTTAGGCAACGCTTTGCAGCCAGCAACTGCAAACCTTGACGCAATTATTGCTGCAACAGGAACAGCAAATACCGAGTTTTCTACATTGATTGGCGAGCTTGAGGAAGCAGAAAACAGTAGCGCAGCTCTTGCTTTAGCGACTAGCGAGTTGACAAGATTAGTTGGCCAAGATGGTGTAGATGCTTTAAAAGAATTTGGCGCAGATGTCACCGAGCTGTCTAACGATTTTAGTCGAGCTATGACCATAATGATGGCAGGAGTCGCTGGATTAATAAATTCCTCTAATGTCCTTAAAGGGATTATTGGCGCAGTTGAAAACAATGTACTTGACGCTCAAATAAGAAGAACAATTCTTGATGGCGGGCCTCAAGCAGAAAAACTACGAGCAACCTTTACGAAACGCGCTCCAACATTGGCTGAAAAAAGTGCTGGACGCGAGCCAACTACAAAATTTGACAGGCCGACAGAAGCAACGCGAAATCTTATGCGACAAATAAATGAAGAGAGTTTTAAAGTCTCAATGAATGCCGGGAAGGCCGCTTTAAAAACAAAAGAAAAGCTTGACTTTCACTCAGCAGAATCTGTTATCTTGCGAAAACAGCTGCAAATATCTGAAATAGATGGTGATTTAACGAACGATAAAGTTTATAAATTAAACAGAGAAATTATTTTTCAAAAGGCTCGTTTAGAGCTTGAGAAAGAAGGATCTATAGAGCTTAACGTTCAAAACAAGAGGCAAATAGAATTAAATAAATTGCTAAGCAAGCGTAAAGCTCTAATTGAAAAAAACGAAAAGACGTATAAGGGCGGGGGTAAACGCTCTGACACGGAACAAGAAAGAATTGAAAAACGCATAACCCGTTTAAACATAGAGTCTGAGGCTTTGCGACAAAGAGTCGAAATCGAAGATAAAATTACTCAAGCAAAAATTAACCAAGACGATGAAACAGTAATTCGTCTGAAAAACGAACAAAAAATTCTTTCTTTAACCGAAAGGATGAAGAAACAGCTTGAGGGTGCAAAAACCGAGCAAGAAAGGATAGCAATTCTGCAGAAAACTTCAGCTGAAATAGCTCTTCAAACCAACCGTAGCGCAAACGAATTAAAACTTTTAGAGGCCGGACGCGACGAGAACTATAAAGACTTAATTGAACAACTAGATCATGAGCTTTTGTTGCGAGCCGCTACAACAGAAGAGGCCAGAATGCAGCTAGAGATCGATAGAGAGATTGCAAAAATTAAAAAAGATGATCCTGACCGTGACACTACAGATATACGCAAAAAGCTAGAGGTTCTTAAAAGCCCCAAGCGAGGGCAGGAACTAATAGATGAAGAAACTGGCAGGCTTCAAGATGAATTGGACTTACTGACTGACAAAGGTTTTCAAGTCGTTCAAGCGGCTGGAGCGATAGGAGATGCGTTTAGCGAATCATTCAAAGGCATTATTAGCGGCAGCATGACTGCTCAAGAAGCGTTGGCAAATCTATTCCAACGAACAGCAGACCACTTCTTAGATATGACGGCTCAGATTATTGCTGCTGCAATCAAGATGCAGGCTATCCAAATTATTACGAGCATAATTGGATCGGCAGCTGGTGGGTTTATGAGCCCTGCCGCTAGCCCTGGGGGCTCTGCCGGTGTTGCAGGCATTGGTGGTGGTGGCATGACCAACCCCTTTGGTAATACCAGCTCGTTTGGTGCGGCTACGTCTTTGCCTATGGCAGAAGGCGGCTACGTTAATAGGCCAACCAACGCATTAATCGGTGAAGGTGGTGAGCCTGAGTATGTCATCCCTGAAAGCAAGATGCGTGAAAGCATGTCGCGTTATTCGCGCGGCTCACGCGGCAATAGCGTCATCCCAGCCAGTGGCGATGGTGGAACGGAAAGCGGCGGTGGCGGTACTGCAGTTGCCGCTCCAATCGATGTTCGGTACACCGTGGAGCGCATTAACAGCGTTGATTACGTGACGGCAGATCAGTTCCAGTCTGGAATGCAAAGTGCAGCAGCACAAGGCGCAAAACGCGGTGAGCAGAATACACTGAAGCGATTACAGATGAGCGGAAGCACTCGTAAGAGATTGGGTCTATGACACAGTTTGCCTTTGGTCATGCCGTCCGAATGAGACCAGACGGTTCAATCTTGTATCGCTTCCAAAATTTCTTTGTCGGCAAGCAGATAACTCATTCTGGGAGAAAATATGAGTTTGCTCCGTTTGGCTTTTCTGGCGTTACTGTTAATCGTACGGGCGATGGCCTAGAGGCAACACTTGTTTTTCCAAATAACAACATAACTCGCAAGTGGGCAATTGAAGCAATTGAAAAAAATTGGGTCATGGAGGTAGATGTTTTAATTATTGAAGATACAGACGTTGAAACAGGTTTAACTGCAACACATACAATCGCTCATACTTACACAGGCCAAGTCACTGGAGGCAACTGGGACAACGTTTCAGTAAGCATGGAGCTAGGCTCAGTTCTGGATGCTGTTGGGACGGACATCCCTAGGCGTTCGCTGTCTCAAAGAATGATTGGCAACTTGCCTGTCTCGAACAATGTACGACTGCAGTGATTTAATTGGAATGCCGTACAGGCTGGGAGCTGATGGCAGTGATGGAAGCATCGACTGCATTCACCTTTGCTATCGAGCATTGGAACGTATGGACATCAAAGCGCCGCCGTTTAAGCAGTCTTGGTATGAAGCTAGCAAGTGGAGCGTATGTCGAGACTTAATGAAGTGGGGTTTGCGGGTTAAGAAGCCTGAGTATGATGGTGACATTCTGCTGCTACCGCAGCAATCCTGGGCATTTGCAGTCACATGGCAGACGGGAATCTTGTACGTCAACAGGGGAATGGAAAGGGTGCAATGGTCTTCGGCCCGTCTGTTTACGACGTACCACTGCTTCCGTATGAAAAGCAGCTAATTAAAACGATTGGAATTACGGAGGACGAGTATAGGCTTTTTGCGGCTGAAGTTAGACACAAAGGGCGATTGCGTCCTGCGGAATATGAGCACATTCCTGACATTGTTAATGAGCCTGTAACGGCAGCACTTATCAGCATTGCGGTCAGCTTGGTCCTTACTGGCGTTTCGTATCTGCTGACGCCTAAACCAAAGATGCCTGCTGCCCCAAAGCAGGAAGGAAATGCTGATGGGGGAGACCTGCGACTGAGCGACGTTGCTGGACAGCAGCGTTTTACGCCAACGCGAGGATTTGAAACTCTTAATGAGTTGGCCAATTATGGCGCTCCAGTGCCAATTATCTTTGGTCGTTATGATTCAAGGACTAATGATGGTGGCATATTTGTAACCCCTAGACTGGTCTGGTCGCGGATGTTTAGTTATGGGAGTCAGCAGTCTGCAAGGTTGATGTTCGTTGTCGGTGAGCAGGGCAGAACCAAGCTATTTGGGCGAGACTCTAACAAGCCAGAAGGTGTTGAACCTCCTGTACTCGAAGGAGTCTTTCTAGGAAATAACGCTTTAGATGTTATTTACGAAAATTCTTTTGCTTTTTACTGGAAAGAAGGCTCGTTTTATTCAGGACGTTTTCGGATTAGAGCCAATGACATGCAGTTTGGTTCAAGAGGCGGTTTAGAGACTGGAGATCCTACTCTTTTGACTTCAGACTCGGAAGATGCGTTTTTGTGCCCAACGGATCAATCGGATAATGATACAGGTTTTTCGCACGCATACAGTCCGGGAAACAATACTGAATTTGGGGTTTATGCGCCTATTGCAAACGGCAATGGTTATAGATTAAATTATCGCGTTGTCTCAATTGATCTTAGAGACGAAGCAAGTTCAGACCAAAGAGACGCCGCTACAGTCGCCAGAATTAAAATTATTGGTGATGACAATAAAACAAAAGAGAGTGGCTACAAAGGGCACATTAGAGATGGTGGCGAATATCTGGAAAGTGTCAGGGATAAAGGGCCAGTAGGCAGCGGCCGCCAGTACAGCCCTCGCATGGGCATTGTTAAATTGATTAAGCGTAACGGAAATAAAGTTACGGTTGATGATGAATCTTCAACAGCTTTAAGCACAGTCGTCGGGGTCAACAAGGATGACAAGATTGAGTTTATAATTAGCGACACTAAGATTGAGGAGGATTTTTACGAACTCGAGGGATCACTGGGTGAAAGCGTAGATGACATCAATTCAAGCGTTCAATCAGCTCAACTTGCAGCGGATGAAGCAATGCAGGTTGGAGAAATATTTGCAATTGCTAATACTTACTGGGTCGTCGTAAACAGAAAGCTTGCAAGGTTTGACATAGACGCCAGCCCAAGCAGGCAGCAAGAGATCACACTGAAGTGCATCGACGAATCAGAGTCAAGCTTTGGTTTGATTGGCTTAGTTAGCAAAAAAAGAGTAGTTGAGGTCAAGGGTTACATTGATGACAGAGGAGGTGTGGGCGCTGGATTCTTCCCGATCACAAAGGTTGCTGTTGCTTCTTTCCGTCATAATCGACCAACATCTGTAACTGAGATTGGCATTAAAAGCACTGTTTATCAGCGATTAAACGGTCTCTGTGCGTTTAACAGTTTGCCGTCTGACAGTAACCAGCTGGATCTGGACAAAAGGGGAATTAACGTCACTTCTGGCACTATTACGAGCACGATCGCTAGATCATCTGTCTTTATAGTTTTTGTAAGACAAGCCGGACGGGATGAAAGCGCAACGCCTTTTGAATTTGAAAAAATATCTATTCACTTTGTTGTTACGGGTTACAAGCCAACAGCGCAATTTAATTTTATTCGCATTTTTTCCCCAGAAAAGCTAGCAAAAACGGAACTTGAATATAAAATTGTTCCTGTGCCTGCCTCTGAGCTGAGAGATAGGCCAAACAAGTTCAAGCTAATACGCCTAGCGGCGACTGACGATCTGCTTACGGTAGAAACACAAGTAGGTGCAATGGGTACATTTAAGGTGCAAGTTGCAGGGTCAGAAGTTGAAAAAAGCGAAATAATTTTAAATAAAGAGTTTACTCGCGCTCCATCTCAGACAAAGCCCGAAAAAGTCCAAACCATCCCAGACAGAGTGGTTAGGGATAGGGAGGTGCCAAACTCGGCGCAAGGAACATACATAGACGACATAGAGTTTATTGAAAACAGATCCAATCTGTCTAACGCAACTGCAGGAAGAAACGGAGCAATGACATGGGCAATTGCTGGGAACACTGACAAATATCGTGGAGGGCAAGGGGCACTGTTCACAAAGGAAACAACAGAATATTTGACTGCAAGCAAATGGATCAAGGTTCGTTGGACTTTAAGGAAAAATTTTCTTGCTGATGGGCATTATGCAAAAGAAAGGAATGGTCAAAACGTGGTACTTCAGCCCATCAGTGCTGTAGTAATTGCAAGCTCTGGCAACTTCGACAAAGATTATACTTTTACGATTAAACGCGGACTAGGAGGGACAGATGTTCCAGGAGGCAATACTAATGCTTATAACAACAGCAACCCTTTTCATAAAAATCATCCAAATGGCAACTTGAAATGGTCAGGGCAAAAATTTAAAGTAAAAAGCGTGGAAAGAGGCCAAGCAACTGGCCGCGCTCAAAGTTACTATTATGAAATATTTGGCGATGCTTCTTCTTTCGACTTAGGCAGAGGAAAAGTTACAGAACTGCAACTTACGGAGTCACGCAACAGAAAAATAAAATTAAGCCTTAAGTCTAAAGTTATCAGAATTGAAGACAATAGAAGCGGTCAAAGCAAGGGTTGGAGCGCACCAAGCATAACTGTCGTCGATGACATCAATACAAATCAAAACTGGGAAAAAGGAGACATTTTTACGCATAAGCAGTCAATTTCTCAGGAAAACCCTTTTCGCAGTATTTATCCACAAACTGGTTTTGTGTACGAGGTTAAAAACCTCAAGACTGAAACAAGACCGGGCAAAATTTCTGCAAAAAAGGTATATGAAGGACAAAGCCAAATTGCTGACATAAGTTTTTATAGGGATTTCGTAGACAAGTCAAACGCTAGTAGCCCAGAACATCAAATTGTTTACGTCAACGAAATTGTCGCAAACAAGGAGCTGCCCGAATATAACAATTTGACAATAGCGGGACTGTCGTTAAGAGCTACTCGTAATTTTACAAGGCTTGATCAGATGCGTTGCTGGCTGCCTAATGGTCTTTTTGTGCGGCGACTCCACCCAGATGCAACTGCAGACACAGAAAACCCTTACGGGGATTCAAGCAGTCTTACTTACCGAAAGAAAGAAGGTCCAAGCAACTTATTTACGGATCTTGTCTACTATCTGCTGACCGATCAAATGGCTGGAGCGGGCGCTCTGCTAAACATGTCAGAAGACAAAGACCGCCTTGTTGACATAAATGACTTAAAGGAAACATCTAAATTTTTATATAAACAAAAATTGTTTTTCAATGGAGCGATAACGGACAGATCAAACCTGCGTCAATTTATAACAGACGTTGCCCCCTATTTCCTTTGTAATTTTGTAATTACAGATGGTAAATTTTCACTTAAGCCAGCGATTCCACATAACCCTGAAAGCGGCGACATCAACAGGGGTCCAGTCGCAATCAGCCAGTTGTTCACAGGAGGAAATATTTTAGAAGATACGTTTAAGGTCGAATACTTGTCATCTGAGGAAAGGAGACCGTTCAAGGCTGTTGTTCGTTATCGGCAAGAAAGCAGAAATCAGTTTCCACAAGAGAAGGTTGTTGAGGTGAAACTGGGTGATGATTTAGAAGAAAACAATTTAGAAAATTTGCCAAACGAAGCTTTTGATCTCACGCAATTTTGTACGTCAAAAGCACATGCCGTAAAGGTCGCTAAGTATTTCTTAGGTCTAAGAAGGCTCGTTACTCATACGATCAGCTTTTCAACAACGCTTGACGGTCTTAACATTCAAGCTGGTTCGTATATTAAGGTCGTCACAGAAACAAGCCCTTACAGCAGCGCCAACAATGGCACGATAGACAGTCAAGGCAACATAACAAGCGTCAAAGCCATCGAAGATGGACAGTACAAAATTTCTTACTTTAAAGAAAACTCAGAAGAGGTTCAAGATGGCAAAGTGACAGTCTCTGACAACAAAATTTCAAACAGTAAGTTCCACAGCTCTATTTTTAGTATTGTTGATACAAGCGTTTCCGCTGATATTTACATTGTTGAGCAGTTAACCTTTTCCCAGGAAGGTACTGTTGATATTGTCGCCTCACAGCATCCTTGTGACGATGGAGACAGAAGCGAGTTGGCCAGGCTTATGCTGTTCGGAAACTTCAACGTTCAATCCAGCTAATGGACTTTCCTTCTCTTGCGCCAACAGCGAGAACGTTTAACCCTGGGGGTTATCCAGTCAAGTCGTATAAGGCGCAAAACGGCAGCGAGGTTCGCATTCTGTATGGCACAAGTCGCACAGACATGAAGCTGTCATTGACTTACGCCAATATCCCAGATGCTTCCGCCGAGTTGTTTGTGACGCATTATGACGACAGGCAAGGTACGTTTAAGACGTTTAGCGCTTCCAACCTGGGGAGCGGAGTTATTGCCGGATGGGAAGGCTCAGGCTCAACCCTTAAGAAAAACCCAAGCGAAACGGCTAAGTATCGATACGAAAGCGCTCCGGTGATCACTCAAGTGGCCGAAGGGATCAGCACTGTTACAGTGGAACTTATAGGGGTGATCTGATGGCACTTTTCTCTGGAGCGCATGGGTCGTTAGAGCTTGAAGGCGTAAAGATCGCTAACGTCCAAAATTGGAGCTTTACTGTCAATGTGCAAGCGGCAGACACTTCAACTTTAGGCACCACAGATACAACAATAGTTCCAATCAAAAGAACAACAACCGGAAGCTGTCGAATTTTTTATTATCAAGGAGTGCCCACGAAAAAAAGCAAAGAAGATTCCGCTAGTGCTTTTATAAATAAAATAGCAAAAGCTAGAGGGTCTGGGGACGCGACTAACAGACGATTAACGCAGGGCAACGACTCCGCTGATGAAAACTTTTCGGATTTAAGGTTAAAGGTTGATGATGGGTCTAGTACCGGACGCGAAATTTATATGAGAATTTTAATTACAAGTTTAACGATGGCAATGACCGTAGGTGAAATTTTTGCCGCTGACATTCAGTTTCAAGCCAACGGCGTAATCGCGGGGATAGACCTGTAATGAGCGTTTACCTTGGCACGTTTGGAAAGGTTGAGCTAAAGCGCCAGGCTGACGCCAAGGGTTTGCGCTCGCAAATTAAAATATCCGACGTCAACGCTGACGCAAAACGATTTAGTTTTGATTTTGATCACGGTCAATTGATAACTGGCGACAAAATCAGAATAAAAAGCATAGACGGGAGTGCGCTTGATTTTATTGACAACTTTTCAGAAGCAACCATTACAAAATTTATTTACGTTGACGAAGCAGACGGCGTAAGGCTATTCAATACATTTTCCCAAGCCGTTAATGGCTTAAAAGCTGATGCAATCGCTTTATCTAATCCCGCCGACTCTATTGACATTAGAGTTGATATTAGAAGCACCGTACCAAGGCTTCTTGCTCAGGTCAGCAGTTTCGAGTTAAATACTGAACGCGAAACTGTAGACACAACCACGCTTTCTGACGAGTTTAGAAGTCGAATAAATACTTTGATGTCTGGATCTGGCCGGATGTCATGCTTCTGGGAATACACAGGCGATACAAGTAATGAGCTGCCAAATTATTTGGTCGAGCTTGCGCTACGCACAAAGATTGGCTCAAATTTTCACGCACAGTTTTATCTTAAAACCCCTGGCTACAACCCTGGAGGCGTTTCGGCAAGAGATAGTGATGAGGTTTGGTACGACTTTGATGCTGTTATTACGGCTTGTGCCGTTCAGTTCGCTCCAGATAATACGGTGCAAATTACGGCAGATTTTATTACCACCGGAAAGGTCGAGTTAAAAATGAAGATCGAAGTGCCTGACAAGATTAAGCAGGAGAGCGGCGCCGACATTAACTTGGATCAGGATGCAACAGCTAAGCTGGGCAAGAGCAGTGACACTTAACGCGGGAGCCCATGGCTGACTTAAAAATTTCTGAGTTGCCAGCTCTTGTTGGCGCTGACTTGCTTTCAAATGACCTGCTGGTCACTGTTGACACTAGCGCCAGCGAAACCAAGAAGCTAACAGTTGGCGACTTGATCGCCAATGGCGTCACCTTGATTGCAGATGATACGATTCCAGGCGCAAAGATCTTGTTTGCTGCTGGAGCGATTGCGACTGCCGATCTGGCTGACTCTGCAATTACAGAGGCAAAACTTGGCCCTGGGAGTGTAACGGCGGCCAAGCTCGCCAATGAATCGACCGTTGACCTTGTTACAACGCTGCCTGCTTCTGGAGCATTTACAGGTCAGCTTGCCTTGGATACCGACGATAATTTTCTTTATTGCTGGAACGGGTCTGCATGGGTCAGCCTTAAAGCAGCCGGTTCTATCAATACGGTTGATGGCAGCACGGTTGGGCTTGTCAACATTACTGTTACAACGTCTGGCTCAACAGTCACTATTGCGGCTGAGCAAGATGACACGAATGCGGCCAATCAATTTTTAGCTGGTCCAACAAGTGCTGGCGGCACTCTTGCGTACAGAGTCATTGACGGTAGCGACTTACCAGTTGCGACAACAAGTGATAAGGGCGGTGTCATCGTTAATGGCGAAGGACTCCGAGTGGACTCGGAAACAATTGAAATTGATAATGATGTAACCGCTAGCGGCACGCATTTTGTGGTGACGTATAGCGACAAAGGTTTAATAACGGGCGGTCGTGCGATTGCATCAGCAGATTTGCCAGCAGCCACAAGCATTGCAAAAGGCGCTGTTATTCCTGGAACAGGATTAACGGTTGATGTTGATGGCAATTTAAATCACAGCAATTCGCTTACGGCTGGAACTTTTGCAAAGGTAACTGTTGACACGGAAGGCCATGTAACTGCTGGCTCTGACTTGATTGAAGCAGACATCCCAGACCTGCCAGGAACAAAGATTACGACCGGAACAATTCCTGCAAGCGTCATTCCTAACGCAGCGATTACGGCAACAAAGCTAGCCGATGCTTCGATTACTAAATTTGGTGGTGCGGGTGCAACGGATAACGTTGTCACGTTCCCTGATGGTGATTTCAAGGGGCAATTCTTTTACGACGAGAAGAACGAAGACCTTTACATCTACACAGGCACTTCATACCTGCCAATCACGATTATCAGCGGGAACCTAATTCTTGCTGGAACGTATGACGCGAATACGAACTTATTAGATAGTGTCACCAGCGCAGGCAGTGCAGCAGGTTTTACAAACGGTCAAGCACTACCTGCCCCAGCGTCAACCAACCAAAATTATTACGTCGTTGTCTCAACGTCTGGAACGGGATCAGGCGCAGCGCCTTCCGTTGCATTGGCGCCCCCGGACATGCTTTTGAGCACTGGCGCTGGCGCTGACTTCACCCTGATCGATGTTTCTAATGCTATTGCTGGCCAGACCGCCAGCAATATTGCAGTAACACCTGCAGGAAACATTTCAGCGACTGATGTTCAGGCTGCATTACAAGAGCTTGATACTGAAAAACCCGGCACCGCTAGCCCAACGTTTACTGGAACGGTGCTGTTGGGGCAAAACGCTGTCTTGGCATTTGAAGGTTCTGCTAATGATGAATACGAATTAACAATTACTTGCGTCAACCCAACAGCGGATCGCACGATCACGTTCCCAAATGCAACGGGAACTGTTGTCACAACAGGTGATACCGGCACAGTTACCAGCGCAATGATCGCTGACGCTACGATTGTTAATGCTGACGTGAGTGCATCTGCGGCGATTGCAGTAAGCAAACTTGCAAACGGCACTGCACGTCAATTACTGCAGACGAACGCCGGTGGATCTGCCACTGAATTTACAAGTAATGTTGACATTCCCGGAACGCTGGACGTAACTGGGGCAGCCACACTGGATTCAACTTTAAAAGTTGTTGGCAATATTACAACTGACGCTAGCGTCATTTTTGAGGGTGCAACGCCTGACGCGAACGAATTGACATTAAGTGCTGAGGATCCTGGAGCTGACGTTACGGTGACAATTCCAGCAGCAACAACAACGCTTGCTGGCCTTGCGGTTGCTCAAAGCTTTACGAAAGCGCAGAGTGGAACGCCTGTTGCCTTGACCGATGGGGCAACGATTGCTGTTGATCTGAGCTTGGGCAATAACTTCAGCGTGACGCTTGCAGGCAACAGGACACTTGGCGATCCAAGCAACGTGACTGCTGGTCAATCTGGGGTGATTGTTGTGACACAGGATGGAACGGGAAGCAGGACTCTTGCTTATGCGGGCACGAAGTATAAGTTTGCTGGTGGAACGGCACCTACGTT